AGGCAATCCTTCAGTGATATTAAAATCTTTATACTCTAATGTACCTTGTTTAAAGCCAACAAAGAATCCTGTATTTGAACTAGTGTTACCACTGTTGTCATCTTTATACAGTAAGTCAACAACACTGTAAGGATCAGGTGTCTTTTCTGCTAGTGTGTTAGTAGTTGTATTTGCACTTACACTGTGAAAACTAAAAGTAGCACCTCTATTGTTTACTTGATTGTCAAAGTTTCTTACAGCAATATTATTAACACTATTGGTTCTGTAAATTTCGTTAGTAACACCAGCACTTGTAAATTTACTAAACGGACTGCCAAATTGACTACTAGTTTGAAATATGCTATTCATAATAGCTAAAAAGTTTTGATAGCTATTTGGATCTGTTGTGTCATCAAATTGTACAGTGGTATTTGCTAAACTATTTCCTAACGAATCAAATACTGATTCTGTAGTAAAAATACTTTCAATTTTTAAATATCCACTAGCTACAACGTTTCTAGTAGGGTTATATCCTAAAAATTCAGCAATACGTAATGCACTCTCTCTGCGTTCAGCTGTACTTAAAAAGTTCTCTCTGCTTGCTAGGTCTGATCTAAATGCTAAGTTATGTCCTAAAAACGACATAAGTTCTATCAAACTTACAAATTCACTTGAATTAATCCAGTCATTATAATTTTCTGGATAATTCCTATTAATATAATCAACCATTGCGTTACGTATAGTTTCATAATCATATGCTTGAAAATTTGCTTCACTGAAACTTTCGTATACTACACTAAAATCTTCTGCAGAAAATAAACTACTTTGTCTTGCGCCTTGTGCCATTATTCTTCACCTGTAAATCTAAGAAACAGTTCTTCCGCTGTTCCTGTGTCAATATATTCCATCCGAACCTTAACCTCAATGCTATGGTCATCTGGTTTATCAACTAATGTTTCTAATACTTTCCATCTCGGATCATTGTTAACTATAACATCAACATCTTCTTGTGCGGCAGTAATTGTAGTTAAGTCATTGGGTTCAAAAACTAACTCTGGAAGTATACTTCCAAATTCAGGATTCATAACACGTTCACCTTTACGAGTATTAAAGTGATTCATTAAATCACGCCTAGCGATGTCGATGTCTTCTAAACTACGACTTCCGATTGTCTCGCCTATACTGCTATATCCTACATAAGTTGCCATACAAGTATTTATTGTAAAATTAAATGCTAAGTTTATATTTTAATAGATGTTTCAATAATATCGTTATTGGTAAGAGATTTAGTTATTGTAAGCTGATTAGCACTGCCTGTTGTGCCTAAAGTATAGTCAAATAGGTGTTGTATTATAGATCCGTTTACCTTTACCTGCAATTTTTCTACTGGTGTCATACTTGGTTGGCTAATTAACGTAAAAATACTAGAGCCACTGTATGTAAATGACTGTTTACTAATTGTTTTACTATACTTGTTAGCAATATCTCTTTTTATACTTTCCGGAGTAAATGGCAAAAATTTAAGTGTTTCAGCATAATATGCAAATCTGGCACGTTTTAGTTCTGCATCATTTAATAGAAATTTTTCATTTTGGTCACGCATATGATGTATGCCGTTTGTTCTCATCCAAGTTCTATTTTTATTTTTACCATAGTCTGCTAATCTTAATACTGTACTTGCTTTAATACACTTTAATTGGTTAATACTACTGCGTCTAATCATACTAGCTACAGTATCTAAATCGTCATTGAGTATACTATCTAACATAGTGTAAGTGCCTTCGACGGCTTCGACATAAAATAATTTTCCAGTAATCCAATGATAAAGTATAAGTCCGTCATACACACTTTGACTTATCTTTGTTATTGGACTTCTTTGCAGTTGATTTTTAACTATTCTTTGCTGTTCATTGAAAATAGTAGTCCATTGATCAAATGATTGTTGTTCTGTTAGCCCTGTAGTTACTGAACCTTCTCCGTATGCTGTTTGAGTATATCCTTTGTATCTTGCAAAATTTAATGCAACCAGTTTGCAATTATCACTAGCATTTACATTTTCAACGTCATTTTTTGTTGAATACAAATTATTATCAGCAACTGTGAAATCTTCCCAAACAGTTTGAAATCGTTGTTCTACAGAAGTAAGGTTAGACATCAGAACGGGCCTCCATTTCTAGGATTTTTATTTTGATCAGGCTGAGAAAATCCGCCAACTTGTGTACTATTTGTTTTAGGATTTTTAGGAGCTGAGTTACTATCGTTTAAAACCTTAGTCATATCTATATCTTTGCCAGTTAACAGTGAATCACTACTAGCACTACTAGGTACATTAATTTGTTCTTGTGAGTGTCCGCCATAAGGTTCAGCTTCTGGTACTCTCCCAGTAATACTTTGTTTAACTGTTCTATTAGATGTAATATTGTTGTTTGTAGTTTTAGTTGCCGCAGTAGCTGGTGGACCGTTCAGATCAATTAAACCTTCTGTACTAACTCTGACATTGCCAACTGCTTTAAGATGTTGATTTAAATCTGTTGTAAGTTTTATATCTTTAGCACTGTGCAAATTAAATTCACCTGTTGCTGTTTCAATTTTAATTCCGTCTGTGCCTCTGGCTTTCATATTAATAGCATCTGCATCTAGTGAAAAGTCACCTCCTACATGTAGATTCATATCATTCTCAGTGTGCATACTGATGTCACCACTACTATAGATATCAATCTTTCCTTCTGCATCTAATTGTACCCAGCTATTGCCTGCTTGATTTATAACATAAACTATACCAGCTGTGTCATTAAACAGCATTTGTGCTCCGCCTGCACTTCTAAGTCTAACAAGGTTACTCAGTCCTGCTTTTCTTTCTTTGTCTGGTGCTAAACTAGAATCACTTGGCTTAACAGTACCGTCGTCTAGTACTAAGCTGTGCCCGCTTGGAGTATTAAACCCAAACACATTACTTGGAGATTCTCGTCTAGCTCCACTACTGCTCAATCCTCTGACACTGTCTAATCCCAATCCTTGATTTGCTACAGCACCTGTTAGTTCATGTCTTGGTCTTGTATTTTTATCTTGTGACATAACTGCTGATGTGTCATAGGTATGTGCAACTCCTTGTTCACCTTCAGCAAACGCCACAGTGTTATCACCAATACTACTATTTCTTCCAGTGTCAGGCAATACGCCTATCATAATGCCTTCTTGATCCGTTCCAGTAAACAAGATTACTACTTCAGTACCAGGTGCAGGTGGATGACAACTCATACCATAACTTCTTGTATGATCAGATCCTTGATAATGACCTCCATATGGCAATGCTCTTCTTACTCTTACCGCTTTTTGTCTCGATTCTTTGTTTGATATTCTTCCTTGTCTGTTGTGTCCGATAATATCAACATAAATGTAGCCTTCATATCTATCATCAACTATATCAACTACTTTTCCTAGATAAACACCTCTGTATCTATTAACTCCGCCTGCATTGGAATGGTTAAATTTACTTGGCACATTCAATGTTGTATCTTGTTTATTTGTACTCATTTTTTATCCTAACGTTCTTAACCATGCTGGTGCTCCATCTCTTGTATAAGTTTTACGCACAGGATCAAATGGACCTCCCCATACACCGCCCCTATTAGGCACATTGTCTATGTGAAATCCGTCATCACCCATGTATCCGTTTCCAGCACCAAATCCAGTTGCACCATATTTTTTTGCTGTTTGTAGATAGTTTTGTATCATTGGCACATCAGCTGGATTCTTTAACGATAATTTTCTTCTATTTGCACCAGTACCTGTAAATAAATTAACATCTGCCGCACGACCATTGTCATGTCTTGTGCTACCAGTTCTTTTGTTACTTGTGCCTATTGCTGGTTGTCCTCCACTGTATACTTCAACATCTAATCCTGTTTCTGAAGCCGCATTTTGCAAGATGCCTTTAAGCTCTTGTGTTATAGCTTGTGTTCTAATACCAGCAACACTGGATTGTTTTTCATTTACTGTGCCTGATGCATCACCATCTTGTACTATTCCTAATTCTGGACCTGTAACGTTGTTACCAGAGTCTTGTTGATCTAATAATTCAGCATCAGCCGGGCCATCTATACCCATATATCTTTGTTCTTGTGCTCGATAATCTGAATCATCAATCTCACCACTCAACAGTTCATCAATGGTTAATCCGATATTTGTGTTTAAATCTCTAAATGACTGTAACTGCATAGTAAATTGACCATCACTGTAAGATGCTTCTACATTGAATACTCTATATAATCCGATGATACCAAAATTTTGTTCTGCTACACTCATTAGTCCTGTACTTTCATCTGGGTACGTAGGAAAATTAAGATTAAGGAAATAATTTGTACCACCAACATCGTAGTTAGCTCCTTCAAATTTTGTTTTAGAACCTTTGGGTCTGCCTAACCAATAAGGATCACCTCTAATTGATAGTAACTGATTTGTAAGATCTCCTAGTGTATTAAGATTAAGTTCAACTGCGCCTAGCATTACAGCGCCTTGGTTTTCATTATCCGGTCCTTGAGTTGCTTTACTGTTTACTACATTTGCTTCAAATGTTAGTGGTGTTGTTTCTTGTGAATCAGAAGGATTTGCAACATTGCCCAGCAATTGGTCTTGCGTAATATATCTGTTACTCAATGACAAACTACCTTCTAGTCTAGCTTTAGCACTAGGTAACTTTTCATATGCGGAATTTCGTTCATCTCTTAGTATTTTACCTTGTTCAGCATTCTTTTTCAAGGCTTCATTATTTTCAGCAATCGCTGTTTTTATAGCAGTTTGATTTGTCGCTATACTATCAATCTCAGGATCACCACCAGAAGACGCTTCTAATTGACTTTTTAACTTTGCGTCTTTTGCCTTAAGTGCTTGTCTTTCTGAGTTATTATCATCCAACGATCCTTGTATACGATTAAAACTCTCACCTTCAGTACCCATACCAGTAAATGCTTGACTTCTAGTAGCTAACTTTCCATGATTCAATGCTTGTAATTGAAAATAAGTGTTTTGTAAAGAAATATCTAAATTTAAAACTTCTGTATTCAATCCAGTAAAACTATAATCAAATCTCTTGCGTATTAGACCTTGTTTGAATAAGTTTTTAATTCTGTCTTTTTGAATGTTTGATGATTTTAACATCTGGTCATAACTGTTTGGATCATGTATTACATCACCATTGAGATATTTTATTAGACTATATTCAATCTTTAGCTGATATCGTTTGGTTCTTGTATCATAATGACCGTATTCAGTCTGAGTATCAAAAACAAACCAACTGCTTAAATCTTTAAAAGTTTGAGCTTTAGCTTCACCCTCGTCAGGATTATCTTTATGAAATCCTCCTGCACCAGTTGGTAACTTACGCATGTTTACTGTGTGTAGTAGTGCAACCACAACACAATCACTTAAAGCGGTGCCTTTAGCAAAATTAAAAGTTAGTGTTCCTCCGGCGCCAGTAACACTAGTGCCTTTTAATCTTGTATCGCCTGCGGCGCCACTGGCTCCAAAAGTCCAGCCATTCCATTCAGTAGCTTCATTTCTGGTATTGAATGTGTATTCATCTGCAAAAATTTGTGCATTGGTTAGATTTACACGTTCTCTTTCTTGTTCATTGACTTCTTTAGTAAAGACATCTAAGAACTCTCCGAATGTTGTTGCTTTAAGTGTACCAGTGTCTTGTTTTAAATAAAGTGTTTGTGGTTTAAAAGCATCTACCTTTGTTTCAACCATATCCATTCTATAAGTGGTTGCTCCATCTGCATAGTCAAATGTAATACCAGTTGTAGTTGTAACATAATAAAAAGGTCCCACAACATTTTCTGTGGTTATACCGTCCTTTGTTCCTATAAATCTAAGCTCTAGTAGATATGCGGCTTTTAAATGATTTTCAATTGTTAAACGCCTAGCCGCTTCTAGTATGCGATTAAAAAAAGTTGCACCACCTGGTTCAATTAGATTAAAACTGAACATGTTGGCAACGCCGTTTCTGTCTTGATTCTTTTTTAAAGCAAGTGTTAGGCTGTGTTGTACACTGCCAATATTAATTTCACTTTCAACTCCGCTTTCTGCTAGTACTACAACTCTATTATTGTCGTCGCTGATAAGTTGTTCAAATCTATGTGCCTCCATTGGATGACACATCATAATTTTCCACTTGTAGGTGTAAGAATCAAATTGATTCAATACATTGTCTTGATAGAATTGTTTCAGGGCCATTAATTAACTCCTGATGGCTTAAATGTTTTTGGTGCTATAAGTTTGATTCCTGCTTTAAAATCCATGATAGGATCTTTTATTAAGTCTCTATTGTAGTGGACAAACACCCACCATAGTCTACTAGATCCATATAGGTCATTTGCAAGTAAGTCTGGTCGTCTATCATACTTTGGTTGCAATATCATAGTTACAGTTTTCTCAGACAACGTATCTTGTGTGAGTGGAGGATTGTAAAACTCTAAGAATTTGTTATTAAGAGTAGTTTTAGCATAGTTACTTGTGTTGTTATAATTTGTTTGCATTAGACAAATCCACCTTTATATAATTCTCCACTAGCAAAACTCCTTAGGCTGAAATCATTTTTTTGTTTTGCAGGACTAATTTGAATTAGTAATCCAACAAAAATATTCATTACAACTGGAATCTGACTTCCATCTACATCTTTTAAATCAACGTTACTGTCATAAGTTGTACTAAAGTTTTCTACTAGTACAGGTATGTTATTGAATTGTTGTTCTCCAAATGCACTGAATCTAAGTACCGGCGGCGGAGTACCTGCTCCTGGTGAACCAGTTTCATTAATGCCAAAAAACATTTTTGTTACACTGCGTAGAAAATGTAGTACACCCATTGTGTACCTTGCTTCATCTTCAGTTGTACTAGCAAAAGTTGTGTTCAACTGAATACTAGGACTTGGACTATTTCTATATGCGTTAAACGTATAATTGGTATGTGTCATATCGTATGGCGAATAACTTGCATTTGCACTATATGTAATATCAGGCTGGAATGGAAATAGTATTCCACCATGTTGTCTAAGCGGTGCCGCTGGGCCATCAAAGTAGAAACCAGTCGCGCCACCTCCGCCGCTAAAGCCCGGAGGGCCTTGTCGTCTCAAACCTGATGGAGCTAATCTTAACTGTGCTCTATTTTCTGAACTAACTGCCACTTAATCTCTTCCCTATAAAATTATACACACTAGCATTAATACTTCCAAAGAATTCTCTGAACTTCATCATTTTTTGATTTTGATCAAGTTGTGGACTTTGCATAGCTGTTCTAAAATCAGTAGCACTCATGCCACCTTCTTGTATTCCCACTTCATATATGTAAGCACCTTGGTCACTAGGCACCATTTCAGCACCCGGTTCGTAATCTCGTAAAAATCCGCCACGTTTTAGTCTACCTGCATCTTTTGCACTGAACACTAGTACTACTGCGGTGTTGTCTGGGTTTTTACCTGTGAGTTTTACATCTGGTCTGTATGGTTGTGTTTGCACAACTTGTTTTTCTGGTATTCCAAACATAGTATTCATAATCATCTTTTTTTCATCAAAGCTAAATGGATCACGTTCTGCTGTTGCAGTTTTGCTAACTGTAGTAGCGATAAATACATTGTCGGAGCCAAATTGCTCTACTAAGTCCATATAAACTTTGTGATGACCTTTATGCATAGGCTGGAATCTGCCACCATAAAACACAGCAATATCTTTTGCGATATCTTCGTTAAGTTGTGTATACCTCATTTGATTCTCCTATAGTTATATTTATTGTTGTAATCTATGCGTAGTTATTGACACATTGGGTATTTGAACATATACTATTAAAAAGTAAGGAAGTATAATGAGAAAACAAAAATATCTTAATAATAAAGACATGCTTAAAGAAATACACAAAAGTAAATTAAGCTATTGCAGTGTAGTCGACGATGATTACACTAGATTTGATGTTATAGTAGAAGATATCGAAGAAATTAAAAATCCAGAAATAATTCAACTAGCAAAAGAAAATAGAGCACATCAGCTAAGTGGAATAGCATATGAAACTGCTTACTACGAATGGTATAATGAAACTGCAAGAAAAGCAAGCCAAAAACCAAAACAAGTAAATTATAAAGTTGATCCAGCGGACATAGACGAAAAAAGTTTAATATTTAGATTGATGACATTTGATCATGTGCCGTTAGAGCCAGGACGTAAAAGCAAACCAAAAACGGTAGCTGATCATCATGCAAAATGTAACTTTCCTCCCTTTCAACATTATGCTAATGTGAATGGCGAGATGCGAGAAGTGTTGCGTAGTCATTGGGAAGGTGGACTAGACAACGGTAAATTTAATACACAGCATGGTACTATTACAAACAACCTAGCTAAGATGTACATTAAACTGTGTGAACGTTACAGTATGCGTAGCAATTGGCGTGGATACACTTATGTAGATGAAATGCGTAGTCATGCACTGTTACAGTTATCACAAATTGGATTGCAGTTCAACGAACTAAAAAGTCAAAATCCATTTGCGTACTATACAGCCGCAGTAACAAATAGTTTTACCAGAGTACTAAACTTAGAAAAACGAAACCAAAACATCAGAGACGACCTACTACAAGAAAATGGCCAAATGCCAAGTTGGACAAGACAAATCGAACACGAAATGGCAGAACGTGCTAAGTGGGACGAACAAGCAGACAAAGAACGCAAAGAACACGGGTTTAACGTTTAGGTTGACATCACATATATCAGAAGCTATTATAATAGAAGTATAACTTCTATGAACGGAAAGTCATGACATTTTTTAAACAAGCCGCTTGTTTTACAGATATTCACTTTGGCAATAAAAACAACAGCAAACAACACAACAAAGATTGTAGTGAGTTTGTTGATTGGTTCGTTGAGCAAAGCAAAGATTGTGAAACTTGTATATTCTTAGGAGATTGGCATCACCACAGAGCTAGTGTAAATGTAAGCACACTCAATCACAGTGTAGAAAATGTAGGCAAACTCAGCCGTGCATTTGAACATGTGTATATGATTATGGGCAACCATGATTTATACTACAGAGAAAAACGTGATCTAAACAGTTTGCCTTATGCAGGACTATTTGAAAATGTAACACTAGTAGAAGATGCACTTGTAAAAGATGATGTTGCACTTATTCCTTGGCTAGTGGGAGACGAGTGGAAAACACTACAGAAAACAAAATGTAGATATATGTTTGGACACTTTGAACTTCCTTACTTTAAAATGAACGCAATGGTGGAGATGCCAGATCACGGCGGTATCAATGCTGAACATTTGCTTACACCCGAATACGTGTTTACTGGACACTTTCACAAAAGACAAAACAAAGGTAACGTACATTATTTGGGTAGCCCTTTTGGTCATAACTATGCTGACACATGGGACGACGATAGAGGTATGATGAAACTAACTTGGGGAGGCACGCCTGAGTATATTGACTTTGATGGGCCAAGATATAGAACTGTGCCTTTGAGTAGATTAATCGACGAACCTGACAGAATACTCAATAGTAAAACCTATTGCAGAGCTACACTGGATATTAATATCAGTTACGAAGAAGCTAGCTTTATTAAAGAAACTTTCAGCCAGCAGTACAGTGTAAGAGAAATAACACTGATGCCTAGCAAAAAAGAAGAACATGCACAAGACTGGAAAGTAGTAGACGATATTGAGGTTGAAAATGTTGACCAAATAGTGTATAATAGTTTAAATGCTGTGGACAGCGATATGATTGATAAAAAGATTCTAGTGGATATATATAACTCTCTATGATAACATTAAAAGACTTAACCGTAAAAAACTTTATGAGTGTTGGTAATGTAACGCAAGCTGTGCGTTTTACTGATAATGGCTTAACGTTAGTACTAGGTAACAACTTGGACTTAGGTGGAGATGGCAGTAGAAATGGCACTGGTAAAACCACTATTATTAATGCACTCAGTTATGCCATATATGGCAATGCACTTACAAACATACGCAAAGATAATCTTGTAAACAAAACCAATGCCAAACAAATGCTGGTTACACTGGATTTTGAAGTAGAAGGTACAAAATACAGGATC